ATTCGGCTTGTCTTTGATCCACGTCGCGAAACGCTCGCCGTAGGTCAGGTAAAGCGCGCGGAACCACTTGGGAGACTTGTTCAGCATCCATTCGCGGAAGATGACCCACTTGGGATTCTCGACGCCGTAGACTTCGCGCGCGACCCAGCAAGAGGCTCCTATGGCCGCGCCACCAATCTTGCCAGCAGCACCAAAGATAGAGCCTAGGATTTGCGCGCGAGCCGCAGACTGGTTGCCGTAGTTAGCCGATGCCAAGCCAATCGCATCAGGCGCGGCCTGTGCCGCCGTGCTTTGGGCGAACGGCTGGAACGTCGGGTTCTGCGGCGATACCGGGGCTCCATTAACAAAGGCCATCGCCTCGTTGATGTTCTGGTTACGCCCCAAAATATTCTCGTTGATCGACTGAGAACGGTTCGACTGGTCGGCCTGCTGGAGGTTAAGGCCGGCGTTGAACTGTTGCGCCAATGCGTCGTTGCCGAACTGAGCCGCGCCAAGGTTCTGCCCGTACTGCTGACTAGCCGCGTCGTTTCCAAACTGAGCCGTCGCACGGTTGCGGTCGTACTGCTGATTGGCCGCGGTGTTGGCGAACTCAGCAGAGCCGCGGTTCTGGCTGTACTGCTGACCAGCCGCTTGATTGCCGAATTGCGCCATCCCTTGATTGCGGGCGTAGTCCTGCATCGCTGCGTTGTTGCCGAACTCAGCCATGCCCAAGTTGCGCTGGTAGTCCATCATTGCGGCGTCGTTATTAAGCTGTGCTCGGGCTTGGTTCTGACCAAAGCCCTGATTCTGAGCTTGGTTCTGGAACTGCGCTTGGGCTTGGTTCATGCCAAACTGCTGAGCGAGCGAACTGTTGCCAAACTCACCGAGCTGGAATTGCTCTCCAACGCCCTGCTGTCTTGCGGCAAGGTTTTGGCCAAACATTTGGCCTTCAAGGTTGAACCCCTGATTAATGGCCTGATCCCGCGCGCCAGAGTATGACTGGTCCCGTTGCTGGGCAAGGTTAGCCATTTCTTGATTGTACGCCTGGGAGCCCTCGGTAACGCCCTGCGCGGCCAACCGTGCGCGGGTTGCCTGCTCCTGCTGTGCAAACTGAGGATCAAGGTATTTTGTATTTTGACGATACGCGGCTTCTTGGGCTTGCTGCGAAAGCTTGGAAAAGTCTGTGTTGAGCGCCGGCTGGCCACTAAGGTCAACGCTGCGCTGGGCCTGACCGCCAGCGTCGAACCTATCAGTTATCGCTCCGGCCTGAATGTCGCGCTGAAGCGCGCCGCCGTTGTCAAACCCGCGCTGTAACGCGCCGCCGTTATTGAAACTGGTCTGAACGGCCTGGCCTTGATCGAATTCGTTGCGAAGTGCAGGGCCTTGGTCGAATGTGTTCTGAACCGCAGGGCCTTGATTAAAGGACGTGCCAAACGTCACCCCCTGAGCACGACGCACATCGGGCTGCCCATCAAGCGTGAAGTTTGATCGCGGAGCGCCGGCAAGCCGCTGGTTAGCAAGGTCTGTGAGCCCCCCTGTAAGCTGGGTTTGCCCATTGAGGATGGCTTGCATCTCAGGCGTAAGGGTCGTGGTCTGTGTGCGATTGGGCGAACCAATCTCACCCGAATACGATACAGAACCGAACGGCCCGGTCTGATTGATTTGATTGAGCCCAGCAGCATAGCCGAGGTCAGCGCGATTGATCCCGCTCTGCGCTTGGGCCGTCGCTACGGGGTCGGGCGGTCTAGGAGCACTGCCGAAGCACATTTAAGCCGCCTTGGGCTGGTAAATGAAGGCGCCGCCGAACGGGGTCAGATGCTTGCGGAAGTATTTAAGCTTGGACAGAGCGTCCACCGTAGTCCCCACGCTGAGAACAACCGGAGTCCCGCACGTCTGAGCCGCAGTTTTCATCCATCCAATAAGCTGGGTCGCATGGCCTTCGCTCCGGTTGTCGGGGTGGACAAAGAACCACTCGTCCACAAGAAACCGATCCCGCGAATACCACCAGCTCGTCATGGTGAGACCAACACTTCCAACAATCTTGCCGTTCTGCTTTGAAATTAAGCAGCCGCCAGAATTGATGATTTCGGAGATAGCCCCGCGGGCCTTGGGTTCATCCAATCGACCGACGCCGTTTTCGGCGTGCATGACCAGGAGAAGGTTAAAAACCTCTTCAAGGTCGTCGGGAGTGGCGACGGAAAGCATTATACCATACCTCCGGGTTCTAACACTACATCCGTTCCGTACCAGCGAATGGCCGTTTCATTGGCAGCGCCCTTGATACGTACAGACCCGTAAGTCCCCAATGCGCCGGCTGATTGCCACTGGCCCACGGGGACCGGATCGCCACCCCAGAAGAAATCGTCCCACGTAGCCACGTCCCACTCAGCAAAGGGGACAGCCACCACTGTCGGGATGTTGGTTGGCGTTTGATCGTTGAAATCCACGTCCATAGCGAACGCGAGGCCAAGCGCCCCGTCTGAGTTAATCAGAGGGCGGTAAATCTTGAAGTGCTTAAGCCTGCCGGGAGCGCCGAAGGTTGACGCGGCCTGTCGAACGTCAACAAGGATATCCTCGCCATCATCGGACTGTGAACTTGTCGCGGCTTGGACTACAGACCCATTTGTCCCAAAATACAGATTCCCGTTGTGGAACTCGAAACAGTTCGCATCCCAGCCCAGGAAGCGCGTCCAGGCTTGAGTGTGAGTGTTCATGACGTATTGCTGCTGTAAGTTCCCCGACGCGACAGGGACATTCAGTATCAGCCATTCACGGTCTGGGTCGTATTTCATCTCCCAGCCAAAGTTGTTCTTGTAGACACCCCACGCCGCGCTTAGAGCCGTGTTGATCTTGTCGGAGAATGGGGCCTGCTGTTTGAGGCCTGACATAACCGCAGAGAGCGAATAAACGCCCTGCACCGTGTCAATTAGAAGCTCACCACCGAGCTTTTGCATCGCTCGGGGTCCAACAGGGCGAGCAATCTTATAGACCCCAACCATTGACCACGAATTGGCGTCTGCCGGATCAAGCCCCTGATAGACGATGATTTCCCCCTCGGATGAGAGGAAGGATATTAAGTCATCCATCCCCGAACCGCCGTCGCGGGTCCATGTTCCGATAGCGGTAAGAGATCCACCACGGCTTAACAATGGCGCGAGGTTAAATCCGCTAATTGTCCCGCCTATGGCTGATACTTGGTCGTGGTAGAGAAACTCTAGCGAATTGGTCTGGGTGTAGTAGATGCGCCGCTGAAAAATCTCGATATTCGAGAAGACCGCAGCCGTACCCGAGCCGGCAGACGCCGATCCGGCCCACATGACCGTGCCGTTATAAATCTGGCGCGCGTCTTCGCCGTTCACCGCGACAAGGAATGTGCCTCCAGGAGTGCCAAAGTTCCGATACTGCCAGCGGTCGTTATTGAACCCGTTGGCAATGGTTGAACTGGCTGCAATCGTCCCCGTGACGCCTACGGTCGATATGTTCTGGATCGTCCCGCCCGCAGCGATAAGCAGCTTCAGCGTTGCCCCGCCCGAATAGGACATGATGCTTTCAACCTGGGCGCCGATGCCGGAACAATAGGTGTCAGAGCCCGGACGAACGCGAACGTCTGTCGCCTCGGGGAACCAGTTGTCCATCAACTCAGCATCGGTGATGGGCATAACCGCCCGCCCGTCGCGCGTGTTTAAGCCCCCAACCGGAGCCGGGATGTTGATTGGAAGTGATGCCTCGGATGTGGCGGGCGTTGGTCTTAATGCCTTCCTCATCCGGGCCAATTCCCCGCGGCTACGTTTCCTGACAGGTACTCAATCGGAGCCCCGCCGATAAACAGCACGCGCCGGCCGCCGTTCTGGCCGATATGCTTGTCAATCTCGCGCTCTGCGTTCTCAAGGTCCTCGGCATAGGCCAATCCCTTTGAGGACTTCCAACGCCATATGAGATCGAGCTTAAATAGGCGCTCTGGGATAAGCGTCGTATCGGTATCCGCGGCGAAGGCTGATTGCCCCGTCCCCGCGGCCGACTGACACCAATTCTTTGTGACGTAGTTAAAAACAAGCGTATTCCCAGAGCCAATCGGAGTGGGGCCGATGTAGAGGATATTGTTCTGGACGATGAATTTGTAAGGCGGTGAGACAATCGCGTTGGAAAGGTCAGCCTGCCATTGCTGCGCCGTCGAAGGGCCTAGAACCTGTTGCCGAAGCGACCGATCCCAAAACGTGCCATCAATGAAGCGGCCAAAGTCAGACGCAATCGTAGAACTATTGATCGTGCCTTGGGCAATAGTGCCAGAGCTTGACCATTGAGCCGTTCTTACAAGCTCCTGCCATTCGTAGCGGGTGGACAAGTCCTCCCCAACCACGTTGGCCATAACGAGAAGCTCAAGCACACGCTGGTCCGCAGACGTAACTACGGCGGTCGGGCTCGAAAGCCCGATCATCTTGGACGCGTCTTGGATCAGCGTGAGGAGAGACATTAGGCAGCGGCCTGTTCAGACTTCGGCTTAGGGCCGGGTTTCTTGGGCAAGTTCGCAATAAGCTCGGCCATCTGATCCTGAAGTGCCTTCAAGGCTTCGCCCTGTTCGGCAATGATGGCGTCCTTTTCCGCAGAACTATTGGCTTTGGATTCGATGGCCTTCTGCTCATCAAGCCAGAGTTGAGCCTTGCGGCGCCATGTAAGACCCGCGTGGATTTGCCCAATGGCCTGATCCGTCGCGCGCGAAAGGTCCTCGACCGATGCAAAGCCCATATAGCGTAGGTCCGTCAGCATCTGCGCCGTGATGCCGGGCAGCTTGTTAAGCGGATACCCATTGATGGGCATTTCCTGACCGGCTTTGAAATACTGGTACGCACGGCCAAAACGCTGGT